AATTGTTGATGAATTACCACCAGAAATTTGTCCTGTTGTTTCTATTACTAAATTTGTGCCTGAAAATATGGAACTTGCCGAAAGGGTGAACCCACCAACAGTTCCTGATGTTGCAGTCAAAACACCTGCAGATGTGACAGAAAAAGTTGAGCCTACTGTTAATGAACCGCCAGTAATAGTGGCATTTGTAGATGTAACAGTTCCAGTAAATGTGCCATCTACTGCAGTTAATACACCAGTGTTGGTAACTGAAAATTTGCTGCCAATTGTAAGCGTGCCACCAGTAATTGTGACATTGTTTGATGTGAGCGTGCCAGTAATTGTGGCACCTGTTGCAGTAAGAACTCCACCTGCAGTAACTGCAAAAGTTGAACCAATAGTAAGCGTTCCACCAGTTACTGTGATATTGCTGGTAGTGATAGTACCAGTGATTGTTGCACCCATAGCCGTTAAATAGCCACTTGCATCAATAATGGCATTACCGCCAATGTTGAGCGTTCCACCAGTAATAGTTGAGCCTGTAACGCTGCCTGAAAATACTGCTGCACCTGTTGATGCACTAATTGAAAAAGTTGGGCTACCACCTGAATTGAAACCAGCAAGTCCAAGTGAGTTCATAACGACACGCGCACCTGTAGTTGCAGATGAACCTGAATAAACTGTGATGCCGTTTGCTGCAATTGCAGTCATTTGATTGCTGGCATTTACAATTGTGTTTGCGCTTGGCTGAAGTGAACCAATGGCTGCATTATAGGCAGTTGATGCGTTAGCAAGAGCAGTATTAGCAGTATTTTGTGCCGCTACGCCTTTTGCATCTGCAATTGCAGCATTAGCAAGAGCCGTGTTTGCAGTATTCTGAGCTGCAACACCTACGGCATTTGCAGTAGCAGCATTGGCAAGAGCGGTATTTGCAGCAGATTGAGCCGTTGCAATTGAACCATCTTGAACAGATACCCATACACCTGAACGAAAAATGTAAGGCTTATTGCCATCGTCTGTGTCGTACCAAAGATCATCTTCATTGATTCCAGTGCCAACAGGGGCAGTCGTTTGGTAATAAATCTGAGCCTTGCCATCAATAAGTGTTTCAACTGCTGCTAAATCTTCAGTTGTGGCTGCAACTACTGGCACAACATCTGTAACTGTAAAGTCTGCAGTTAGCGTTACTGTGATTGGGGTATTAGTAATTTGTGGACATAATGGCATCTGCTACCCCCTAGATTGTAATTGAATAAGGGTTGATGGCTGAAGTAGTATAAGAAACCATCCAGTTGTTTTGGGTAATGTTGTGTGCCATACCTTCAACCACAAGGTTCCATTGAATAGTACGGCCATCATAGGTTGTGCGTACAACGCTCACCTGATCGGCCAATTCTGTTGATAAAAAGTCAGGATAAAGCAACCCATAAGTGCCAACTGCCAAAGCGTTAAAATCAATGCGCTCAACATAGGTATCAGGTGTTGCCAATTTGCGTGACTCGTACAAAGCTAAGTTTTGAGCATTGCTATCAGTAGCAACTGGTGCATCAAAAACAGTTTTAGCAATGCCATAAGCGCTAACACTAGGGTTGTATTGTGATGTGTATTGCTTGGCTTCACCACGGTTAACAATTGCCTGATTTACAACATAATAAGTGCCAGGGTTGGTTAAAAGTTGCATATAGCCAACAGTATTGCTTGCCTGATTGTCAGTAAAAAGTAACTGAGTTGGGCGGCTGAATTTATCGGCCAACGGCACCAATGTTGCAACGCCATTGCGTGAGATATAGAAACGGCCAGCAATGGCATCAACGGCTTGGTAGATCAGCGCCATACAAGAGCGATTCTGAGTTGTTGCCAGCATCCCAACAGTGCCAGTAAGTGAGCGTGAACCGCCACTTGGCCATCCTGCATAAGTCAACATACGGCCAACGCGTGTGGCTGCGGTTTCGGCAAAAGAACTTGTGGCCAGTGCTGGTGCCTGGGCATCGGCAATGTATGCAATGCCATCAACAAAAGTCATTGAAACGCTAGGTGCTTCACCTTGATTAACTCTTGTTTCTTCAAGAAAACCATAATAAAGGTTGTAAGCGGTACCACCGATTGTTGCCACAATGCGCATTTGTAAGCCATCGCGCAAAATGTTGGTACCTGAAACTACCCACGGGTTTGAAACGCTGGTGTTGTCGGGGTCGTAATAACCGCTTGTGTTGTTGAAAACCACAACCGAAATACCTGCCTGATCGCGTTCACTTTGGCGTGTTCGACCACGGCGAATATCAATTTGAATAACATCAGTTGTTGTTACTGAAGTCCAAGTTCCGCTTTTAAGGAATTGAACCGCAATTGCAGGTGAGGTGATTCCGTCAAATGCGCTCATCGAATATCAAACGCTCCAACAGTTCCAAAGCTACGGCGAGTTGTGCGTTCAATGCCATTTACAATAGATGTTACTAAATCTTCATTGCTCACCACTGAACCTTCAACCTTTACGGCAACATTTACGCCACTATTTGGCATATACAACCTACCACCCTGACCAACGGCAAGTGCGGTTGAGCCTGAAAGTGATTTTTGGCGTGCAAGGTTTTGGCGCACCGCTTCGGCGTTGATTTTATCCTGCATTGTTTGAGCAGTTTTAAGTGCCTTTGTTGACTTGTTTAAGCCAGTTGTAAAATCCTCAAGACCTTTAACAACAGGTGGCGTGTAAGGGTCAACGCTAAAGTCGCGATTGTTAGCATTACCACGGGGGCTAATGCCTTTTTTGCCAGCAACTGCTTCAGGCTTCATCATATTGTTGAGCGTGTAAGCACCAAGTCCAACTGTTGCAAGGGCTGCAGCACCTAAAGCAATGCTCACACCTGATGTAGCAAAAGCATTTGCAATTGCGGTACCAATTGCAGTTGTTCGCAACAATGCCATCGCAGTTGTAATTGTTCCAATTGCAGTTACAAATGCAGCAATTCGACCTACCGCAAACATTCCAACGATAAGCGCCGCCATACCTTTAACGATTCCCATGTTGTTTGCACACCAGTCAGAAAAGGCAATTGCAACAGTTAATAATTTGAAAGCCATTTCAGCAGCAACCTGAAAACCTGCTGCCAACTTGTCTTTATTGAGTGCAACAAATGCTTCAATCTTAGGTAACAATTGTGTTGTTACTAATGTCGCAAACTTTTCCATAACTGGCAAAAGGGCATAACCTAAAGTTTCCATAACTTCGCCAAATGCAAGCTTTAGCCCCATCATTTTGCCTTCAAGAGTTTCTGCGCGAGTAGCAGCAGCACCGCCTGTTAGTTTTGAAACCTTATCTGTTATCTTGCCAAAGTCTTTTGTTGCTAATGTTGCAGCACCAATACCAGGTACAAGTTTTGTAATGGCTTTATATTGACCCTGACTTGCTTTGATAATTGCATCAGATGCGGTGGCCAAATCAACACTTGCAAAAGCGCTTACATTGAGTGCAATTTGCATTGCCTCTTGTGCTGCAGTAGTTGAATTAAATGCTGCCGCCAATCTGCCAAATGCAGGGCGAAGTTCATCATCTGCAACCGAAAATTGCTTTTGTAAAGCCGTAATGTGGCGTTCTACACCAGCAATTGCATTATCGGTTGCACCAACAGTATTGCGCAAAGAGTTAGCAAGAAGGGCTTGGCTCTTTTGATCTTCCATTGCAGCTTGAACTGCATCTTTGCCAATTTTGACTGCAAAGGCTGCGCTTGCAAGGGCAGCAACTCCAAATGCTTTTGCAGATTTCTTGGCAAATCCATCAATGTTTTTACCAAGTTTGTTAATATCTTTTTGAGCAGCCTTTGAACCCTTATCGGAATACTGGGTAAGGATGCGAGCAACGACTGCGCCAACTGCCATTTATGCACGCTCCTTATTCAAGTGTTTTTGTAGATCGGCTTTTGCTTGTTCAAGCGCACGCGCTACATTTTCTTCAATTCTTGCTCTGTCTTTATCTACAACGCGCCATACTACACGCGAAGCCTTGCCAAATCTGTTGCCAATTGTTCGCAGAAACTGCGCACTTGAACCCCCGCCAAATCCTGCCTGACTTTTGCGGCCAGCAGTTTCAAAAATTGCACCTGCTGCAGACTTGTTAAGCAAAGCACCAGCACTTGTTGTGTAATCACCACGAACTTTGCCCTGGGCTTTTGTCTTAGTAATCTTTGATTTAATTTCTCCAGCGTTCCACCCAGGCCAACCAGCGCCACCGCGAGTGCGGCCTTTGGCAGCATCTGCCTTACGCCAGCCACTCATCGGTGGGTCCTCACTGATTAAACCTTTTGCATCGCGCTCTGCGCCTCTTAATTCGTTATTGATAACTTTATTGAAGCGTTTAACCGCATCTTTATCAAACTCTTTAAGCGCATCCAAAGTTTCCTTGATACCTGTAAGAACAATTACTTCATCAGCCATTGGCTTTAGCTCGTTCCTTCATATAGATCGTGATTGCTTCAAGGATTCCTTCGGGAGCATCTAACAAATCACTGATGGGAATACCAGTTTCAACCGCAACGGCTGCAATCGTGTAAGTTAAACTGTTGCGGTGGATTCGAAAGAACTATCACTGTCCAATTCGGCGCTAACGATAGTGTCTAAGAATTCAGGACCAAAAAGTTTAACAACAACTCCATTTACCTGCATTGCTTTCCAAGCCAACCAATAGATGTGTTCAATTTTTTGTTGCTCACCCAACAATTTAGGCATACCTGCACCAAACTGTTGTTCAAATGCAACAATAATGCGAGGTGTTAATTTGTATGACACCTCAAGGCCTTCGGTTGTCTTTACCTTTACTGCTAATCCATCCATCTTTTCCCCCTTAGTAGATTATGAAATTGCTTTTGTAATAACGCCTGAGATTGGCCAAGTTACACTTGCAGTTACCAATTCACCAACGGCACCTGAAAGTGGCTGCCATTCTGCGATCAAAGCGTTAAATGTGTATTTTGGATTGCTTGCACTTGCAGTTGTATTTACTGGGCGAATTTCCATTGCTACCGCAGTTCCAACAGTTGATGTTGCAAGTGATGTGCCATTGATAAGTTCTTCAAGGGCATTGTCTGCAAAATCCTGATTGAACTCAACAGTTATTGAATTATCAAACAATCCACCAACGCGTGTGCGAGCTGATGAGCCGAGGCCCGTGGTTTCAACAACATCAACGCTAGTTGAAAGTCCGATTGAGGTGACATATTGAGAAATGTCATTGCTTGCATATAGAACATAAGCATTTGTTAAAACTAAACGAGCCATTTGTTAAACCGCCTTTGTGATATTGCCTGAGATTGGCCAAGTTGTTGAGACTGTTGCAAGTTCGCCAACTGCGCCTGAAAGTGGCTGCCATTCTGCGCACAAGGCTGAGAATGTGTAACTTGGGTTGCTTGCACCAACTGCTGCTGATGTTGGCTTAATAACGCAAGTTGTAAGTGTTCCAACAAGTGAAGAACCAACTGCGTTGATAGTTACTTCAGGACCTGATGTTGCAAAATCCTGATTGAATTCAAATGTAACTGAGTTATCAGCAAGCCCACCAATTCGAGTACGCGCACCAGCAGAACCCATACCTGTTGTGTCAACAACATCATCGCTGGTTGAAAGCGCCACGCTCGTAATAAACTCGCTGAGATTGATGCCGTTGATTACAACTGAAGCATCTGTTAGGACAATACGGGCCATTATTTTGTTTCCTCTACTGTTGCTGGTTTGGTTTGTGCTGATTTCTTTATGTGTTCGCCTGCAACTAGGGCATCTGCGTTAAGTCCTAGATCAAGCAATTCTTTATCGGTAATTGTTTCGCCTTTTTTCTTCGCCTCGAAATTGTCCGAGGTAACTGTGTAGCTCATTTTTCTCCTTA